CCCCACCAGTGCTTAAGTGCGCGACACCCCATGGACTAAACAGACTGAACGTCTGCATGCCCATGGGCCATTAAACCACAACTAAGGATGACCATGCGGTCTAGAACTACTAGTACGGAATACCCCGTTAAGAAGTGGGATTTCTCACAACCTAACGAGGCTCCGGACTACACTGGTTCTATTACGCAGGAATTTTCTCAGGACTTAGTTATCAATCAGAACAACGGTTTTAAACGAGACCGTCGTAACAGCAAAGGTGCAGTCGGTGGTGATTTCTTGGTCTACCGTCGCTTCCTGGAGCAAAGCTCCACTATTGGAAACGATTCGGTAGGCTTCAGTTATGACCCTGACCGCCCTGCGAGGCCATATTACATATGTCCTCAATTTGCCGCTGTTGATAACGTTAGGAATGGCCATTTTCCTTTACCGCTTCCGTCGGACCGTTCACTTTTGAACAGTCTAGCGACGGATGCGATTAGTAAAATAGCTCCTAATAAACCTGAGGCTTCCCTATCCTCTTTCCTCGGCGAATTGCGTGAGGGTCTTCCCCATGCAATTGGCCTTGGCCGATCCGGTAGACAACGTGCTAAGCGCGGGCTAAATGCCGGCGATGAGTACTTGAATATCGAATTCGGTTGGAAACCCCTCGTTAGGGATGTCCAATCGTTCGCAAAAGCTGTTCAAAATTCTGAAAGAATTTTGGCTCAGTTCGAGCGAGGCGCTGGAAAGTTGATACGCCGTGGCTATGAATTCCCTAGTGAACTCGAAGTGGAAGGCCCTATCGTTGTAAATCCAAATACGACGATGGTTCCTACCCTCAACGGGTTTCACTATGGATCCATAGGCACGGGGGTATTAGAAAGAGAAACTCGCACTCTTACTGAGCGCTGGTTCTCCGCTTCTTTCATGTACGCGCTTCCACCTGGAGGCACGCCACAGAATTATAGCGCCAAAGCTAACAAACTCCTGGGAACTAATCTCTCCCCGGAGATGCTTTGGAATCTAACACCCTGGTCATGGGCTCTGGATTGGGCGGGGAATGCTGGCACTTTGGCCAGCAATCTCACGCTTTTCAATTCAGATTGCCTAGTAATGCCTTGGAACTACATCATGGAGAAGAAGACCACTTCGGTCGAATTCACATGGCGTAGTCACGGGGCCGATGTATATCGGTCCTTTCCTGGACGTATTCAGGCCCGTCAAAAATTCACGACGGAAATGAAATACAGACAGCAAGGCACCCCTTATGGGTTTAAGATTGATTGGCCAGATTTTACGGCCTCTCAATTGGCAATCCTAGCATCATTGGGTATTTCTAGGTAGATTACGGATCCAGCTTTGTGCTGCCCGTCGCTACCTCCCAATGGCGCTACGTCTATATGACGTAAAAGTAATACAGTAGGAGCAATCAATCCCGGTTGTTTCTATTCAACCAAGGAGTAAATTGCTATGGCTTTCGCCGATCCCCAGTCCCTCACAGTCGGTTCAGATACCTTTTCGCTTCCGCGAACTGGTTTCGGAGACGGTAGTGGACGCTTTTCCCTCGAGAGTGGAGATGTCGAACTTCGCATCTCTCATCAGAAGGGTAAGCGTGCACGTTCCGTCGTCCGGGTCGACATGGCGTCGACCTATCATGACCCGCTTCTCGATGCCGGCGTTTTGGTGCCTGTCAGCATGAGCGTTCAGCTCGTAGTTGATAGGCCCCTCGCTGGCTTCGATAGTGATACCCGTAAAGCAGTCGTTACAGCTCTCGCGAGCTGGTTGACTGCTTCCTCGGGTGCTAACACCGCCAAGTTCCTTGGTGGTGAAAGCTGACTGGAATATCCCCTCGGGGATATTTGGCGAAGACCATGGCCTTGGACTCCATTACCCCTGAAGGGGAGTGGATGAAAAGCCATGTGTTACTTCTAGGACGGATACTCGAAGATGTGAGTATCCAGTGTCGCACTAGCACCACTAACGACATGAAGTATGTCGTTAGCCGTGTCGAAGACGAGGGTTTGTCATTTCTGACAATTACCCTTTCGAACTTCGGAAAAGACTTCGAGAGATGTCTTGACCGAGGCTCAGTTGACTCAACACTCTTCCAAGGTTTTCGGAGGAGTGGGTCTCTCCCTGCATTTCTGCAAGGTTTGACTAGTCAGGTCTTCGATAAGGAAGATGGTGTCTTGGTTGACAATCCATCTATAGAGGCAATCCAAGCTGTTAGGCAGGTTTCCTACCTGTTTAAAAAGCTTGAGCTCGGCTGTACTGATAGTCGAGTTAAGAAGGCCTTTACAGATTTTGTCAATTGTGACAGGGAAGTGGGAGTTAGATCATTTGCTTTAAGCGAGTCCAAGCATGCTTGGGCAGACTTTCAGAGAATGGCTAACACCTTGTTTCTTGGAGTACTCTCACGGGTCGACGGAGACGTCTACCACGGAGAGGCCATTAAGGTCGGAAATACCGACTATACTGGCATTATTCCGAAACATGGCCCAGGTGCAACCGCGGATCGTATAAAGGCTAACGCCAAGTACGATATTCGCGTTTGGACTGAGAGATTGGAAGAGTACTTTCCAGCAATGGATTTTCTCTACCCATCCGTATCTCATTTTCTTGAAGATGAGACTGGACCCATTTACCTGGAACCTGGCGATGAGCTACCTGTTAGGGTGGTTCAAGTGCCTAAGACGCTCAAATCTCCACGCATCATAGCGATCGAGCCTACATACAGACAGTATGTACAGCAAGGTCTCTGTGAAGCGATTGTCAATGGTATTGAGAAGGATGACTTCCTTCATCAAATCATTGGTTTCACTGATCAAGAAATTAACAGAACCATGGCTTGCCATGGATCTGCTAGTCTTGATCTAGCTACACTTGATTTAAGTGAAGCGAGTGATAGAGTTTCGAAGCAGCATGTATCTCGTCTGCTAGGCAGTTACCCCAATCTGTTGAAAGGGGTAATGGCCTGTAGAGGAGAGAAGGCTGATGTACCTGGTCATGGGATAATTTCCCTGAACAAGTACGCGTCTATGGGTTCAGCGCTTACTTTTCCCTTGGAAGCAATGGTCTTTACGACTGTTGTCTTCCTTGGCATAGAGAAAGCGCTCAAGACACAACTAGATAACAAATCCATCAAAGGATTTGTTGGAAAGGTGCGTGTCTACGGCGATGATATTATCGTCCCCGTAGAAACAGTGTCATGCGTAATTGCTGAGCTCGAAACCTATGGTTTCGTGGTCAATGCAAGCAAGTCTTTCTGGACTGGAAAGTTCAGAGAGAGTTGCGGTGGTGATTTCTATGATGGCTATGACGTTAGTGTTGTCAAAGCTAAACATGAAATCCCCACCACGCGCAAGCACGTTCAGGAGATAAGAAGTACGGTGTCCTTAAGAAACCAGCTGTATTTTGCTGGATACTGGAGGACAGCGGACTATCTGGATAAACTGTTAGCTAGGTTGATTCCTATGCCAACGATCCATCCAGATTCTCCTGGGTTGGGCAGACATACTTACCTGGACTATGAAGTCCAACGAGTATGTCCTCACCTTCAGCGGCCTCTAGTCAAGGCTGCTGTTGAAGTTTCCAAATCCCCTCACTCTCCAGTGAGTGGAGTTGGTGCCCTGCTCAAGTGGTTCCTGAAGCGAGGCGATGAGCCTTTTGCCGATGTGAACCATTTAGAGCGTGCTGGACGCCCTGAGGTCCTCGACATCAAACTCAGGTGGGTGACACCGTACTAGTCAGGTGACTAGTATAGGATCGCCCGGGGTGCCCCTCCTTTAGGAGGGCAATGCTGGACGAAAGTCCAGCGCAGGGGAG